TTATGTCCGCGCGAAGCTGCAGCGCCTCTGCAAGCGACATTCCTTCGTTTACGGTATTTATATCCATATAGCTCCCCCATATAAGTTGATATTTGTATTATATTATAGAAACAACTCAACCCTTAACCACATCTAAAAGCCTGTAAATACACGGTTTTTAAAGTGATTAGACGTGGTTAAAAGCAAAGAAATGTAGGTAATTCGTATATTGTTCCTATATTATTCATACACCTACATTCCTATACAAAGTTAGCCTCCTCATAGCAGTGTGTACCTTTGTGGTGCTCCCTGTTTTGGGGAGGCTTTTTCTTTGTTTAGGCATAAATTACAATCTATTTTATTTTTTCTATTTCTTCTCTAAGCCATTGAAATTCCCGTTCGGTATACACTTTTTCAGTAATGTCCGAAATCTTATGTCCAACCATATACTTGATAGCATACTCGTCAACACCGTATTTCTTAGCCATTGTGACAAAGTGTTTTCGTCCATCATGAGGTCGATGATCCGGATTTAGGTTTAATTCAATCCTGATTCTTTCGAATGCTTTTTGGTAACGGTTATAGTTCAGCGTTATATTTTTACTTCGTAAAGTTGGATCAACATAATTGAACAAATATAGGCTTCCAAGTTCTTGAGCCTCTTTATATTTTCGTGCTACAAGATGCCGGATACGGGAATGAATTGGTACTGCCCGATCTTCACCGGCTTCCGTTTTCATACCGCCTCTAAAAATCCAGTTATTCAAATCCACATCTTCAAGTTTAATTAAACCCAATTCTTGTGGTCTCCATCCAGAATAACATTGTACAAGAAGAACGTCAACGCATCGTTTATCATCTACATGTTCCCAAAGTAGTTGCATCTCTTCGTCAGTAAAGGGTATATGCTCTTTCTTCACGTTTCGGATTTCCTTGATGGTTTCGTCCGTAAGATTGAATGTTCTGGAATAATTTCTGTCCACCAATTCATATTCAACCGCATAATCGAGCATTTGGTTGAATAGAGTTTTAATTTTGTTTTTCATAGTGGCGCTGGGAGTCTGCTTTCTTCCTCGTACAGTAGCAACGCCTTCTTCCATGCAGCCTTTGATATGTCTAGCTCGGATTTCAACTACCCGCATTTTATAGACAGCGGAACAGTATTTCCAAGCATCTTCCGTTCCTCTCTGAGCTGATTCACTTACTGTCTTGAAATACTCAGAAGTCCATTTCTCATAAAGCTCCTGAGCGGTTATGGACGGCTCCAGGTCATAGGGATTCCTGTTATATTCTACAAGAGCTGCATAGGCATCATTGTAAGTAGGAAAATATGATTCCGGCTTCAGCGGTTTACAAATAGGCCGTCCGGATTCTGTCTTGCCAACTGTTATCATTGCTCGGAATGGGTTGCGAAGATTACGATTTTTAATTTCGCTTATCTGTCCGAATCCGTTTGGTAATCTGCGGCGTTTATTATTTTTATTGCGAGGTTTTCTTGGTTTTATATTTGGCTGCAATGGATACCCGCAATGCGGACAGTAGACAGCCTTATCGCTTACCTGTAATTCACATTCGGGGCATTTTACAAGCATAGTTATCACCTTCTCATTGATTTGCTATTAGTAATCATATATCATTAGTGTAGGAATGTCAACTCCTATACTTAACTTTTCTTATTCAGTTTTGGAGAGATGTATATGATTAACAATAATGAATCAACTTGTCCAAAATGCGGCGGACAGCTTAAATATTACGATAGCGTTAAAAGAATTGTTCGGACGAAATACGGACATAAAAAGAAAGTAGATATCAAGAGATTTCGCTGTTGCAAATGCCATTCTATACATCGGGAATTGCCCGATTTTATATTTCCTTACAAACAATACGAAGCGGATATTATTATCGGTGTTATCGAAGGTCTTATTACTTGCGATACACTGGGATTTGAGGATTACCCTTGCGAGATGACGATGATTCGCTGGCGCTTACTTTCACCGAGGTTGTTTTTACTAAAAGCAGTTTCTAACCTAGAATAGCGGTTGAAAGGAGGCAAACGCCAATGAATGAAATTGTATTTGCACCGGGCTCTGTTCCAGTCGCTGTTGCAGCAAGGGTCTATGGAAAAGACGCATCCTGGATTCGAGCCGGCATTGTATCTGGATGGCTGCCTATCGGTAAAGCAACCAGGAACGGAAAACTTATCACCAATCTGGAAGAGATGAATTCAAAGTACGGACGTATCAACTTTTACATTTCCCCGAAGCTTCTCTGGCAGGAAACAGGTTATGTGTGGAAGGGGGAACGGACATGAGTACAACAATTCGTCCGGAGCTGTCTGAGAAAAATCAGTATTGGATTGAGAAGCATCGGTATTATGAGCTGAAGCATTTTTGTTTGCAGTATCCCATATGGCGAAGATATTATGCGATGTTGGATGGGTATCCAAGCAATTGGCCGAAAGCGATTCCGCCGTGTAAAACGAATAATGTTAGTGATCCTGTTGCCAAATGTGCAATGGCAAGAGTGTTCTATTCAAATCGCATGAATATGGTAGAACAGGCGGCCAAAGAAGCAGACGAAAAGCTTTTCTGTTATATTTTGAAAGGCGTAACAGAAGGGGTGTCTTATGACTATATGAGAGTTAATTTTTCTATTCCATGCTGCAAGGATACTTATTATGACTTGTATAGACGTTTTTTCTGGTTATTGAGTAAGGAGAGACAGTGATGAAGATAGTAGATTTAGCAGTCAAAAAAGTCTATCGCTTCAACTGCCCGAATTGTCAGAGCAGACTGGAAGCAGATAGCAATGAGCTTATAGACATTGGAGGCAAGGTCAATAAGTTTTATTGTCCGGTGTGCCGCAAAGATCGTTATATTTCGTGGTCGGATTTGAGAAAGAAGATCGTTTATGAAGGCGAGGGTTCGCAGAAATAACAGGCTCCTTTATGAAAGGAGTGCATGAACATGAAAATATTTATATTAGCTATTTTGGCAGGAGAATTCTTATTGGATTTTTTACTTAGTTTAATTCCGCACAAAAAGCGTAAAAACAGGATTTCATACAGAAGTTACTACGATCAATGAAGAGATTGAGCCGCTAACAACGGCTCTTTCTTTTTATCCTAGATTAGAATTCAGTACGCAGGTGACGGAAAAACATGCTAAATTAGTATCTGAAAAATTCCCCGGGTTGAAAATTTGGAAAAACATTTTAAGGAGGGCGCTTATGGATATGGCAATCAGTCTCGGCATCGGTATTGTGATCGGAATAATCTTTTCAAGAATTGTCTTTCGCTTCATTTCGATTGGTAATTTACGAGTTGACCATTCTGATCCGGATGGTCCTTTTTTATTTTTGGAGCTGTCCAAACGAATTGAATCAGTTGTCAGAAAAAAATATGTCGTTATGCGAGTTAAAGAAAAAGACTTTATTCCGCACGAATAACAATTCCTTTTATGGAACCCTATTAAACTGAAAGGAGAGATTGAACATGGGTGAAGAAAACAGAAGCTTGTTGGAAGAAGAGATTAGAACGGAGATTAAACGCTTGTCTACTCTCGACTCCGGAACACAAGAGCACACTACGGCAGTAGATAGCTTGACGAAGCTGTACAAGCTGAAGCTCGAGGAAGACAAAAACGCCATTGAGCACATGGAGAAAATCGAAAATCGTGAAAGCGATAAAGATTTCAAATATGCGCAAATGGACGAAGCTGTCAGAGATCGATATGTCAGAATTGGTATAGCTGCCGCTGAGCTGATAATACCGTTAGTGTTCTACGGAATCTGGATGCGGAGAGGATTCAAGTTCGAAGAGAACGGGACATTCACTTCCACAACATTCAGAGGCTTATTCAATCGGTTCAAACCGACGAAGAAGTAAACTGGGTTCAAAGAACGGAGAGTTCGTGTGTAATACATGGCCTCTTCGTTTTTCTCCTGCACGATATTTACAAAGACTATTGTGAGAGATGTAAAAGTGCTTTTTATCTCTTGATAAAACGAATGTGGCGGGTATACTTAAATTGCCACGCAATATCAAGGAGGTAATTTGCAATGAGCTTTTTTAACGATGCGCAGAGAGACGCTCTGTTCACTGGAAGATATATTTGCAGTGAATGCGGAGGGCTTATGGAATTTGAAGATGAATATGAGGACATTCTGGTTTGTCCTGCATGTGGTCATTCAGTCGAATTGGAGCATTATGGATTCGAGAATGACGAGGAATATGAAACCCTTTATCCTACAAAGGAAGAGGTCTGCGACAACTAATTAAGATTATTAGCAAGGGAGAAGGAGTCCTGACGAGGACTCTTTTTCTTTTGTTTTTAAGGTGGTTATATATTATGCGGTACCATTTTGATAAGCCTGAAATCTATCTGTCTATGTACGGTTCTCGTTATATTTGCGAACATCCCGTTTACAACAGTTGCACGCTATATCAAATTGAGGATAAGGGTCTGGCAGTGATTCAGCAGCGGTTTGATGCTGAGACAAAGAGTACCTGGTGGAGCGAGGTTGACCCGTGGATTACAGACGCTTTATATTTGCATCCGGGATTCAGAGAGTATTTTGACAATCGTGCCGGAACTTCTACGAACGGCCTCTACCCTACCGTTACAGTCAGGCAGATTATGTGGGCGCTTAAGATGAAGCCTATCAAGAGAGAACGATGGGAGACAGTCTTTGACCGGAGAGAAATTTAAACGCAAAAATCGCATTTCCCTTTATGAAAAATTTGAAGGGAGATACGGTTATGAAGACTTTAAAGAACAAATTATATGCAATAGCATTACTTGCCTGTGGGTATGTACCTGTACTTATAGACAACGATGGAACGGCATTGGTGTTCTTTGGAATGATTGCTATTCCGTTATTCTTTGCAAAAGAGAATTGGATTATCTGAGATAAGGGCCGTCGGCAACGGCTCTTTTCTTTTTCGCAAAAAATACAGCTCCTGTTATGGAATCAATGAAGATTTGAAAGGAGAAAAAGGAGCATGGATGAGATGAAAATCGGATCAAAATTCACGACGGGTATTATCTCGAAATTGGCAGCTTTTGCTATCCGGAAGAAATTTGGTTATGACATTAAGCTGAATTTGAATAAGGTAGACGCTACAGTTGCTGATGGAAAGACCCATATCCATCTGGATGTAGATGCGGAACTCGAAAAAGAGGAGCTTATGAAAATTCTCAAGAGCATTGGTTTATAAAGACTAGGGCCGCTGACAACGGCTCTTTTCTTTTACTGCGCGAAAATTACAAGGATTATTATGAGGGACGGCTGAGCTGTCTCTTTTACTTATTTTAATTTTACATGAAAGGAGAAGCCATGAGCATCGATCAGCTTGAACTAATTTTGTATGACATGTACCACATGGATGCATGGATGCCGCCGTTGTTTGGAAAATGGACGGCGGAATTCAAAAAAGCGAGTTACTCACAATGGGCTGTCGACGAGCTCAAAGATTTTATCGCCGAAAGAATATATCCGAGAACATCGGGATCAATCGATGAATTCTGCCAACTCGCTCACGAATTCATGATGAAAATGTCCCGTTATTCGAGGGTAAATCCCAGAACCAGCCAAATATTTCAGTCAGCATCAGCTATGACTGCTGATATTTTGGATCTTTTGAGAGCGATGAAATAATCATCGAAAGGAGGAACGCATTTGTCAGAGGATTGCTATACGGCTATCGATATAGTAAAAGACTATGAAGGATATCTTGAAGATCTCTTTTTCTCACTGCCAATGGAATATTCGTTAGAAGAAATGAGTTATTCAATGTGGGCTATATCAGAACTCTTAGAACAACTCGAACGTTGTTCTCTGGGTGATGAATTGTCGACTATGGAAAATTTGAGTAATAAGTTAGACAAATACAGCCGCCTAAATACGAGAAATAGCCGTATGTTTCTAATTGCACATGAAACTGTAAACAATGCAATTGACTTGTTTTATTCATACTGAACGAAAGGAGAAAAATATGAGCAAAAGCCAAATCATTCAAAAGATGCTGCATGAATCAGGGCTGTATATCAGGAAGTATTCTCCTGTTGCACTGTCTTGTGCAGCATCGATAGGCGTAATTGTAACCGCTGTAGTTGCTGTGAAAGCTACTCCGAAAGCTTTAGTGCTGATTCACACGGATAGTAAAAAGAACCATGGCGGTGATCCACATGCTTATACTAAGAAAGAAGCTGTTCTATCTGCTTGGAAATGTTATATTCCTGCGGTAGCCTTTGGAGCTTCTACGATTGCCTGTATTATGGGAGCAAATGCTTTAAATAGGCGCCAGCAGGCTGCTCTCACCAGCGCGTATGCACTTGTTCAGAATTCGTATAAAGAATATAAGGACAAGCTAAAAGAACTGTATGGCGAAGAAGCGCACAACGCTATTGTAAATTCGATTGTGGCGGAGAAGTGCAAGGAGGTTTCTATTTCATCCCCGAGCTTTATTTCTAATTCCAGCCTTGATTTCGGCGAAGGTATGGAGCCTGAAATAACCCGTACATTTTATGACAGCTTTTCTCAAAGATATTTCGAGTCTACCATCGAGAAGGTCATTCAAGCTGAATACCATTTGAACCGTAACTTTATGTTTGCCGGTGTCATTCCGCTTAACGATTTCTATGAGTTTCTCGGACTGGAACGGACGGATTTTGGCGATAAGGTTGGCTGGTCTTCTGTAAACGGTGATATTTACTGGATTGACTTCAACCATCACCGACTCACTTTAGAAGACGGTATGGAAATCTACATTATCGATATGGTTTTTGAGCCAACGGCAGACTGGATGGAAGATCTGTGATACGCAAAAATTACATAGTGCTTTATGAAAACAAAAAGGAGGTTTCGCTTTATGAATAACAGTAAATTGATTAAAATCCTCGGAATGGTCGCTACCATAGGAGGCGTAGCAGCAACACTGCTTACCGATTGGGTGAACGAAAAGAAGATGGATGAAAAAATCGATGAGGCTATTAACGCAAAGCTTGCCGCACTTGATGATGAAGAAGACGAAGAGCCCTAACAAGGGCTCTTTTTCTTTGTCATAGAGGTGTTGGTATGTGTGATGTCGATACGGCTGTATCCATTATTCAGCAATACATCGATGAACATTTATTTAGTCCATCGTTTTCGTGGGATAAGTATGAGTTTAAAAAACGATCTTATCAGCAATGGGCTGCTTATGAAATCTGTAACAGTATCCTGGATCACCCTTTTGACGACCCGATAGATACGATTGACAGATTTATGTTTGATATGTATATGTATGGCTGTTTTGGCGGCGAGGACGAGCAACGTACATTTATATTTCAAACGGCAGTCGAAACCGCAGAAGAACTAGTACTTCTGTTTGTTTAATCACTGAAAGGAGAAAAAGAAATGCCTAAACACAACTTAAGCAGCATTGCCAAGAGTGTACGGACGGCAATGAAAAAACATAGTCCGGAGATACTTACCGGTATCGGCATTGCAGGTATGATTACAACTACTGTAATGGCGGTACGGGCGACACCTAAAGCGCTTGTTCTTATTGAAGATAAGAAGACTGAATTGGAAACAGATATTCTAAGCGGAAAGGAAATCGTTAAGACTGCATGGCCCTGTTATATTCCGGCAGCCGTTGTAGGAACCGTATCTATTTTCTGCCTTATAGGGGCAAGCTCTACCAATCTTCGCCGGAACGCAGCGCTTGCCACTGCTTATACGCTCTCCGAGTCTACTTTGAAAGAATACCAGGAAAAAGTAGTGGAGACAATCGGCGAGAAAAAAGAACAGTCAATCCGTGATTCTGTATCCAAAGATAAAATGATGCGGAATCCTGTCCGCGAGGTTATTCTTACGGAAAAGGGTGGCAATACAATTTGTTATGATGTGATTTCCGGAAGATATTTCAAATCCGACAGAGACAAGATTTCACGAGTCGTAAATGAACTGAACCGCAGGATGCGTGATGAGATGTATATTACGCTGAATGATTTTTACTACGAACTTGGCCTCGATGGTACAAAAATGGGAGACATGCTTGGATGGAATATTGATAAAGGATATATCGAACTTGCTTTCTCATCGCACTTAGACGCCAACGACACCCCATGCCTGGTAATCGATTATCAAGTAGCACCCGTATACGATTATCAATAAACTTTACCGCGCGAAAATTACAAGTTATTTAATGGAAGAACATTCCGTAATTCTGTATATTTTGAAAGGAGATTTCACAATGAACAACACTGAGATTATGAACAACGAGGTTATTGAGACCGCTGAAGAGGTTATCGAGAAAACTGGTATGAGCAAGGGTGTAAAGATTGCCGCTGGTATCGGCTTGAGCGTAGTTGTAGGCGTAGTCGTCTACAAATATGTAGCAAAGCCGGTAATCGCAAATATCAAGGCCCAGATCGAACAGAAAAAGATGGCTGCTGAAGAGCGGACGGTTATCTTGAACGAATCTGAGATTGTTACTGAAGACAACTGAAAATCAGAATTTGAAAGGTTCGGATAAGGGAGAGTGCCTGTAACAAGGTGCTTTCCCTTTTTTCTTTTATCCAGAAAGGAGGCATTTTATGAAGCAGTATAAATACGATGGTCCTGTTATGCGGTTTGACGATTGTATCCAGAACCGTTGGACTGCAACTACAATTGCCGCTACTGAGGCAAAGGCGCGAAGTAATCTTACTTACCGATATAAAAAGGAAAACGGCTTTACGCCAAACAGCAAAATTACATTGCCCGGTAAGCTGATTCCGGCGTGAGAAAGGAGATAAATAGGTGGAAGAATACAAATCCAATTCTGATAAATCTCGGCAGGAACAAAAGTTAGAAAAGAAAGTGGAAGCAGTTATTACTGGGACTGCAAAAACACGCAAAAAAGGCGAAATGCAGAAATTTGCAGATGTATTTATCGCCGAGGATGCAAACAATGTCAAATCTTATATTTTAATGGAGGTTATCATACCTGCTGTTAAAAAGGCGATTTCCGATATTGTTACTACCGGTATTGATATGATTTTGTATGGCGAAGCTGGACGAAGCAGAAAAAACGGAACGGCATCCAAAGTATCTTATCGGAACTATTATGAACGAGATTCCGACCGTATTCGTGCGGGGTCTGCCTCAAACAGACGAGGAGGGCTTGAATATGACGATATTCTCTTCGACACTCGCGGTGATGCGGAGGCTGTTCTGGATGCTATGAACGATATTATTAGCCAGTATGGAACAGTCAGTGTATCCGATTTCTATGATCTTGCCCGTGTTCCAAACGATAACTTTACTATGAACCGTTATGGTTGGACAAATATTGCGGGAGCTACTGCGGTTAGAGTTCGAGACGGTTATATTTTGAAGCTGCCGAGGGCAATCCCGCTGAATTGAAAGGAGAAAAACGATGCTCGAATGTAAAATTTGTGGCTGTAAATTTAACGCCATTGAGGAAAGACATTATATTTCCCGTGATAACGGAAAAACCGGTCTTGCTGTCGCTTTTGGTTCTACCAATGAAGAGACGCTGTACGATTCATTTGATTGTCCGATGTGCGGATGCCAGGTAGTGGCCAAAGAACGGAAACGCATTTATATTCCGAACGAATATTGTGTCGAGGAGGAAACGGACGATGAACAGAGCTAACACTCTTGAAAAAGCAAAAGAAATTGTATGCGGCCATCGGGAGAACGAATACGGTTCCCCTGAAGACAACTTCAAGACAATTGCCGATTTTTGGTCCGTGTATAAGGGCGTAGAATTTACAGCGAATGATGTTGCTATGATGATGGCGCTGCTCAAGATTGCACGAATCAGAACGGGAACTGCTACGGACGACAGTTATGTTGATCTGGCGGGATATGCTGCCTGTGGTTCTGAAATCAATTCTAAAACTGATAAAGGAGAAATTTAAATATGAAAAACAAGACTGAAATCATGAAGAGTGTTAGCGGCATTGCCAATAAGACCGTTATGAAGCTCAAGAAGCACAGCCCTGAGATTCTCATTGTGGCTGGTATTGCCGGAACCGTTGTAAGCGCCGTTATTGCTTGCAAGGCTACCACTAAAGTAAATAAAATCGTTGAGGACACGAAGAACGATATCGAAAAGGTTCACGCTGCTACTGAAAAGGGTGTTACTGAAGCCGGTGAGCCGTATTCTGCTGAAGATTCTAAGAAAGACCTCACTATTATCTATGCTCAGACCGGTATTCAATTTATTAAACTGTATGCTCCGGCTGTAATTCTTGGCACGCTGTCTATCACCAGTATCCTTGCCTCTAATAATATCCTGCGTAAGCGCAATGTCGCTCTTGGAGTTGCTTAT